TGCAAGAGCTTTTCATAAAACCCTTTTACAATTTTTTCTTTTGTTTGAAAATTTGTATATCTAATAATTAACAATGGAATATTATTTTCACTACAATAATCTTCTTTTAATTTATCCAAATGTTTTCTATGCAAAAAATTTTCCTTCTTTTGCATATCAGACTCACTATTAAATGTAAACGGAAAATAATGCTGTTCTCCATGTAGTTCAATTAAAAATAAGAGTTTCTTATTTTGTGGATGAAAAATTGCAAAATCGAATGGCAATCTTCTTTTATATTTACAATCATCAAACTTATATTGCGTATCAAATATAATTTGTTCATCTGTCAAGAACTGGCTTAATTCGAACTCAGCTACAGAAGATAAACATCCACATGACTTAAGTTTTCCAGAAGTTAAAGACGATGATAAAGCGTTAATTTTCTTACCACAATCACAACTCCATAATGATCTATGATTTTTTATACCAAGAAATTCTTTTACAATTAATTTCCCAAATCTTTTTCCTTCTAAATTCTTTTGTGGTTTAATATTATCTCTTCTTATACATCCACATGATTGAGTATGTCCTGATTTTAAATGTCCTGCGGCAACTAAAATCAATTTAGGGTTGCCACAGTCACATTTACACCACCATCTCACATGTCCGCTTTTATCGTTGTCTCCACGTTTGATGACTGTTAATTTTCCAAATTGTAAATTAGTTAAGTCTTCTGCCATTTTAGTCTACATATCTTTCCATACCTGTTTTATAATAAGGAATAGGCATTCTCTTAAACCGATATTTTTCTACTCGATTATCAATTTTCTTTTTAATATCTTTGTCGTCAATCTCGCCTGTTCTAATATATCTATCCATAACAGAGTATTTAAATCCCAATGCATCTTCATCTGTACTTCCACACAGTCCATCAGACGGAATTTTTTCGATTAATTCATTTGGCAATCCAAGTTCATATCCAATAGCTTTCACTTCTTTTACTGTTAAGTCGCTAATTGGTGCAAAATCTCCAACTGCATCACCCCATCTGGTTTCCCAAGATAGTAATGTTTCTGAAAGATTACACGTATTTGCAACACGACCATTTACTGTCTGAGATACTGCATAAAGCGTAGTCATACGAATACGAGCAGGGAGATTTGTAGAAGTCTGCTTTGACCAATGATCTCCCAACTGTGGTTTAATCTCATGCTTTAAAGTGCGAACTGTATTGCCTATATTTACAACACAACTGTCGATTCCAAGATGGTCTATAAGCATTCGAGAATAATCAATATCTGGCTGTTCTCCCTGTGGCATCATTACACCAAAAACTCTATCTTTTCCAAGAGCTTCACAACATAAGCCAGCAACAACGCTTGAATCCTTACCGCCAGAAATTCCAACTACTGCCATACAATCTTTACCATTCTGTTCAAACCAATCTCTAATCCACTCTACGATCTCATTCTTTACTTTCTTAGCATCAAAATTACTCATCCTTTATCTAACCTCCATAATTCAATATTACAATTTTCAAATATATCATTTATCATTTGATACACTTCTTCCCAATTTGCACCGCCACGAACACATCCAATTTTATATGGCATTGCAATACTCATATTTTCCAAAACTGCATATGATCTCAAATTTTCAAAACATTTTCTTAAAGCGTCAATATCTGTATACTGTTTTCCGTCATAGCCATATGATTTTTGTGCAAATAAATTTGCATATATTCTTGCGTCAATATTAGACTGAAAATATCTAACAGAACCCAATAATTGTTCAGGTGTATTAATCGAACAAAAACTATGATAATCTTTATATACTTGCACATCATAATCACGGATCGCTTTTGCAACACCAGAATTAAAAGCACCTTTGCAATTAACCTGGTGTGCAATAATATCAGTGTTCGAAGTGAGTAAGTCTCCATCAATAATTTTAATCATTACTTACCTCCGTACATTCTGTTTCTAATATCCGCAAATGTATCTTCTCTTACTAATTCTCCATCTTTAAATACGGTAGTAAGTAAATTGTTATCACTCATTTCAAGTAACTGATCTTGACACTTTAATTCACCGTTATCATCGTATACTCTACAACATCCTTTATGAGATTTCTTTAAGTGACTTGTATCTGTCTTAGGATCTTTGAAAATCATTAACTTCTTGCCATCAATTACTCCATATGTAGCTTTCATTGCAATACCAAAAGTATCTCTTGTAACAACAATCATCTTGCCGTTTTCAACGATTGCAGTGAAGCAAAAAGCTCCTACACCATAAGCAATATTATTAGCTGCGAAACCACGCTTTTCTAATTCTTTCCAAATAGTTTCTACATTAGAAAGTGTGCAGCCATCACCATAAATAATACCGATATGCGGATTTAATACCTTATAACCTTTACCATTTACAGAACCACCAAAAATCTCCCACAACCTTTCAACTGTTTTAACTGAAATCTTTACAATATCACCACTATCAGGACGAACCAAGAGCTTTCCATTATGATTCATAATCTCTTCTTTACACTGTGGAAGAATATTATTTACCATATTCCAATAATCATAAGTATCTGAAACCATACTAAATGATGTATTTGGATATAACTCTGTTAAAAGTCTTTTAACAAACGTAATCTCATCTCCATCAATTGAGAAATTAGCACCCATTACAGAATGCTCAGTTGAGACAGCACCGATTCCAATACCATTATTCTTACAATCGGCATTGTAATATCTATCAATATAATTAATTGCTGGAATTGTAGATGTCTTATTAAATGAAAGCAACCATGATGCTGAACATCTTGTAGCTTCATCCATACAAGACATTCCTCTCATGCCAAAATCCGCACAAGCCATATTTCCAGGCAATCCGTCTGTTGTCTTGTTATACCAATAATCTGCAATTTCACGATACATATGACCGATAGTTGCATGACAACAAGGTTTCCATAATTCTACCTGAAGAATACATTCAATCCACTGAACAAGCCAAGCAAATTTATCATCCGTATTTGTAATCTCAATGCAAGGAACACCCATAGGAACAAGTGTACCTTCTGGTAATGCTCTAATCTCAAGTGGTAAATATCTTAATCTGTGAAGCTCTACAATTTTATCTAAATCATAGTTATCTCTACCAATCTGTACGTCCATCGAATCTGTATAAAGAGTTAGCATCTCATCTTCTGATAAATCGAAGAAATTTTTCTGAAAATATCCAATTAAATATTCTTTGATAAATGCCTGTAACCCAAAGAAAACCATTTCATTCTGATTCTCTAACATTGATTTTCGAGGCACCCAATACGATACTAACTTGGTTAATCCCTTCGGATACATACGATCATGACACTGTTTATAAGTATCTGATAATAATAAAGCCATTGTGTTATCCATAATTTTAAACCTCCATAACTGTAATTTTTTCATGACTACCATTAAACAAGCTGTTTGTAGTAAATAATCTGTTCACTGTATTATTCTCCAAAGATTTGATTAATGTTCCTTTTTCTTTATCAAGAATTGAATTCTCTGTATGAGTGGCATATGCATAAATCTCAGTTACACCATGTTTCTTCAATTCTTCTGCACTATAATAAAGTGAACCGCCATATGCGATAATATCATCAATCATTAACACAGCTTTATCCTTCAAATCAATACCATTTGTTCTAATGTCTAATCCAAGGATTTTGCCAGTCTTCCAATCTCTTTTCTTTTCACCATAACAATATGGTAACTCAGGGAATAAATCTGAATATCTCTTAGCTGCACCTGCGTCTGGGAAATAAAGTACAAGATTTCTCATACCAATCTTTGAAATAGCTTTATCAACATACTCTTTTGGATTTTCTTTTACACAATTATTGAGTAATGCAGTAGAAACATCGCTATGAGCATCTAAAACATAAACTAATGAAAATCCTAACCAATTGATAAAATCGCAAAAATACTTCAATGTGAATACTTCATCATCATTTTTTACTCTATCCATTCGTGCATTAGGAATATATGGAAGAGATAAATAATAATCCACATTAGTAAAAAATCTTTCAAGATGTTTCTTTACTAACATCAGATAAAACATCTCATCGTTACTCTCATAAATCCATTTAATCCAAATACAAGGAGACTCATCATAAGAGTCTTCCTCAATGTTGTTTATATCAATATTTACTCTTGGTGTTCCATCTGGAAACTTGTTGATTGTTACAATTTCGCCATTAATTTTAATCATATTCTACTCTCCAATCACTTCGATCTGACACATCTTCATAGTTGCTAATGCAGCATTGTGAGTATCAGGTGTGACACCTGCACAACAGCTTGCATCTACTGTAATATCAATCTCAGGATAATTTGCTCTAATAATAAGTGCATTTGAAACCACACAGATGTCGGTGCATAATCCGCAAACCTCAACACTTTCAAATCCAAAATCCTTCCAGTTTAACCAACCAAAAGTAGGCTTATCAATCAGAATATCGTTCTCAATATCAAAATCTAACCTATCTGAAATCTGCCAACCAACAGTATTCTTTACACAGTGAGTAACAGGAAGATGCTTACCCTCATATGTTTCCAAATAATTCTCAGGGTGTGTGTCTCTTGTAAAGATTACCTGTTTACCAGCATCCTTGTACTCCTTAATTTTCTTTGCTACATTCGATACAATTGTCTGTGCTTCCTTTGTACCGAGTGAGCCATCAATAAAATCATTCTGCATATCTACTACGATTAATGTTTTGCTCATTTTGTTACCTCTTTTCTTTGTTCTTTCATTACCAAATGGCTAACGTTTACTGCTTCTCTCATAGCTTCTGCAAACTCATAAGCACAATCAGAAGTAAATCTTTCCTGTACTTTTGCAATATCATTTGTATCAACTTCACTATGAATCCTTGCCTCAATAATATATTTTCCGTCTTTACACTGAATGTCTACCATCTACTTATTCTCCTTATTAAGCCAATCACAATATTTCTGACAAGCCTCTTTACTTCTGAATGCGATTTTCTCTCCATATCTTTTACCATTGTGATATGCAATTACATCATCATTAAAATCATCAAAAATATTTTCTATTCTGAATTCACTGTAATAATCATACGCATCTGCATAATCCTTGTTTGGCTCGTGATTTTTAGTAAAATAGACTTTCTTTTTATCGCCGCACTTTGGTTTATATGCTTTATGAAATTTAATCTCCTTATTCAATGAAATAACTGGCTCATAGATATATGTTGGTCGAGAACATTCACACTCCTTGGTTACAGTTTCACCATTTGGATATACTGCAACAAGTTTTCTTTCTTCGTTGCATAAATTACATTTTGGTTTCTCATGAGGAACACGTTCTGCGTACCACACTTCTGAGTCTTCTAAAAGTTTCTCAAAAACTTCTTCCATTGTTTTATTGTAAAAGTCTTTTTCTACCTCTCGTTTGTAATTATCTATCTTGTACTGCAAATCTCTTTCTCTACAAGAAAAATCTAAATTTTTATCATTGTACTCTTTAACTTTTTGCCTTAATTCTATATTTTCTTTTGTCAATCTGCTGATTTCAGAGTTTACATCTTCACGTAAAATTTCTCTGAACTTTTCTTTCATTTCATCAAAAAACATTTCGCCTTCACTTGGCTCATAAAAATCATCGTATTCTGGATACATATTCTCTCCTTTCATCGCAAGAAATTCCGCTTTCTTTCGGTCTTGATTTTTATACAATATATAGTATTTGTTGTAATTATTTAATACTATATATTGTATATGCTATTTTGTTTTCAACTACTTATTGTATTATTCTCCATTTTATTTTCTAACCACATATAAATAACTAAATCCACCAGCATTACCTACAGGCTGTGCTAATAAACACATTGCTACATGGTCTGAATCATATACCCTATTACCCTGGCGAAATTGCTTTCCAAAATTTATCTCACCAATACCTCCAACTAACTGTGGCTTATCACCACAAGCAGAACTTAATCCACTTGTGGCTGATGAAAATTTGCCATCTTCTCATCTGTACAAATATATGTATTGTCATACTGAGCCTTATATAAATGCTCAATCAACAAAGAGATGCAAGTTGTCACTATACTGTTACCGCTTTGTTTATATCCCTGGGTATCAGACATTCCAACTGCTTTACAGTTCTCATAATCAATATCATCGAATCCCATGAGCCTGTGGCACTCTTTTGGTGTGAGCTTTCTCACAACTCTTAAATTGTCTCTATCTTCTTCGACCATTGGTTGCCGATTTCCTCCCTGGCATGTTGTTATTGTTGGAGAAATATAATCTTTGTCCCAAACATTTCCTGCGAATCCAGTTCCTTTATTTTCACCATAAATATTAAAAAGTCTTTTTATATTATTTGAATCTGCAAGAATCTGTTTTGGCTGTTTATAATCAGTTGCCACTAAAGTACCCATTACTGAATCCTGCTGATAAACTAAATCTCTCTGACCGATAGTTCTGAATTCAGGTTTTGTAGTGCCAACAATATTTTTTTTAAATTTTGGATCTGTTATCTGAAGTCTTTTCTGTACTTCATCAGATAAGAAATATTTCGCCAAAACACTGCTATCTGTTTCTAATAAATCCTTTAATCTGATTCCTGTGTCAAAAGGCTGTGGAAATTCAAAAGACTTGGTATCAATATCCTTACGAATAGAGATACAGAAGATTCTATTACGATTCTGTGGAACACCTGTGTTCTTTGCATTGATTGTCTGATAATATGAGTTATATCCCAAGTTATCAAGCCGAATCAGCCAATCCTTAAAACTGTCAATATACTTCTTTGATACAAGAGCATCTACATTCTCCATAAGCAAATACTTTGGCAATGTGTTATTCTCTTTTGCTTTTACAAGAAGTCTCTCAACTTCATACAATAAACCTGAACGAGTTGATTTAATGTTGTGACTGCCACAATTAGGGCAAGTATAACGAGTATCTACATCTAATTCTGATGGATCATATTCACAACCACAATCATGACATGTCCACTTTAATCCTTCCTGTTTACCGGCGATTGACAAATCTGTGCATGGAGTCGAGTATGTAAGTAAATCACTATATGGCAGTGACTCAATCTGCATCATATCGCCAAGATTATGTGAAATATGGTCTGCTAACCAATATTTCTCAATACCTTTTGTCTTGTTCTTCTTTCGTGAAAGTTTTTCCCAATCATACGGAACATCTTTTTTAAAATCATATCCAAGTCTCTTATCTGTAAGCTGTCTTACCATTTCTTCTTTGCTTGGATAATCTTCATAGTTTTCAATCATCTCATTAGTCAAACCACAATGCATTGCAGCATAACTAACTACTACTTCTTTGTCTAAATCTGCTGTTGCAATCATATTTGCATTAAATAGATGAGTATTGTCAATTCCCTTCATCTGCGCACCAATACCACTACAAAGCTCAATTACACTTAACTCACAATAATTATTTTTTTCTTTATTCTCTGTCAAAATCCTTTAATCTACAGAGATTGCGCAATCATTTTTACCTAGGAGTTACTGTTAAATCCTTTCTTCTTACTTATTTTGTTGTAAAATTCTATGGAATTAACACGTCTGCTAAAACCATAGGAAAAAAATATTCATTGTTCTTTTTGGGAAATTTGGCTGAATCGCCAAGATAGAAATTTCTATATATGATTATTCTTCGTCTTGAAATGATTTAATTCGATTTTCTAAATAATCAATCTCATCATTCCAATGGTCTATTAGCATGTCTTCGATTTGATGCTTTGCGTCTTCTATACTGTCTGCAAACAATGTATCATATTCAACATTTAGTTCTTTTGATACATATATAAATATGTTTTCGTCTGTCTCATCTTGTACAAAACCAGCTACTACATTTTCATCATCTTCTTCATAAAATTGACTAAAATGTAATTTATAACATTCTTTACCAAAGTCATCCTTTTCACCTGTTTCCCAATATTTCTTCACTTTATCACCTCGCTTAATTTGGCTGATTAGCCTTTGAATAGAATTACTTCTATATTAGATTATTCTCTACTTGAAACTTCTTAAATTCGTCTTGAATCATTTTCTGCATATCTTCTTTGTCAAAAGATATATTTGCAACTGGAATAACATTTGCATTTAGATTAACATCTCCAACAATAGCTTCATCGAATGCTTTTATAAATATTTCTGCAATTTCCTTTTCATAGTTGCCACAAAGTCCACTATAATCTATATCTGCAATTACTCTTGAAAAGAAATCCTTGAATTTATCTCTTATAAAATCTTGTTCATATCTTCCAGGAATATCAATCGTTAATTTCACTCTCTCACCTCTTACACACTAAAATTTCAACTTCTGTATTTGTAAAAACACTTTTTATCTGTTCTGAGACATCATTCCAGTCCAGCCTATCTAAACCACAACCAATTACAGGCATTGCAATCTTCTTAATATCATTTTCTAAACAAATCTGTTTCATCTTTTCGAGTGCAAGTCTCATTGTAATTATTGTTGGCTTCTGAAAGTATCTCTCTTTTGTAATAAGATTTAATACTCTACCTTCTAATAGACAGTCACCACCAATTCTTTTATGAGTGTACTGATTAAGATAATCTGGATATTTTGTCTGTAATTTTCGTTTCATATCAAACCTTTTATTGAACTCAACTACAATTCCTTTACCCATTCCAAAATCTGCACTAATACAATGTGCTAAATAATAATCTTCTGGAACTGTAAATAAGTCTTTGCGATCTTCTCTATACGTCATTTATTTTACCTCACTTATTCGTTATCATATCCAAAAACAACAACTCATCTTTCTTCAATGTAATGTCATAATCCTTCCACTTTTTCATCAGTTCTCTTGTATCAAATCCATGCTCTGCAATTACCGCATAGCCATGAGGAGTCTTATGGCAGTCATTGTGAATACCTAATAATCCCAAATCTGTTCTAAATTGACCAAGTAATTCTTTGTCATCTATATCAAAATCAAACAGCCATTTGCTCTCATCACGATTTTGTACCTGTAGTACAACGGATGCCAATGTACGATTAAGCTGTGTCATACTTGGCTTATCTCTCAATAAACGGATAATCAACTCTTGTCTGATTTTCTCTTCGTTCCTTGAATTAACGGATCTATATAATCTTGTCTGTTCGCCAGGAACTCCTTTGGCTGCAAAACTTTTAAATTCTTCAATTATTTTGTCTTCATTTTCTTTATATTCAAGGATTGTTTCATCTCGTTGCTTAAAGTTTGAAATGTCCTTGTTGTCCTTATTTCGAGAACGAATTAAATATACATATAAGTTTGACATTGTATTATTCTCCTTACTTATTTAAAACAATCAGAATGTTACTTAGATATAAAGCATAAAATACTAAATAGCCACCACCTGCCAAGAACAGCAATTTGAATACAAAATTAATAACATTCTTTTTCGTCCATGTTATCCCAACAATAAGGTTAAAAATTCCCATAATCAATAAAATAATATTAAAAATATTCATGTTTCACCTCCAAATTCCGCAAGAAATGTGCGTTTCTAATGTAAAATATATACCATATATAGTATATATTGCTTATTTTCAATACTATATATGGTATATCCATAACAATTACTCACTTAATTCTGCAAGTGCCTTATCCAGATCCTCATCAGACATATTTTCAAGTGCCGCATCCTGTCTCTTAGCCTTGATTTCAAGCAATCTCTGTCTCATCTCAGCATTTTTCTTAGCGTCTTCTCTCTTCTTCTTCTCATCCAACTTCACGCCAACAATATACTTAACAATTTCAATCTTGTTAGAAATCTCCTCATCTTCCTTTGACTTGGTATTTAGAAGACTTTCTTCCTCAGACTTCTTTGCTTCTGCATTGAGTGTCTTAAACACTGAGTCCAGATTTGTGAGAGATAAATCCCACAAATCAATTACATTAATCATTCCTCTGAATGGGAACTGATAGTTTGCTCTTGTTGCATTGATAAATAATTCGTTGTTTGTCATAATAATAATCTCCTTTTCTAATTAAAACTTAATCTTCATTACACGCTCTGTTGCACCCTTAACCTTAACAACTAAATCTGCTCTCTTTGTCATAGAGAATCCAATCCCTGAAAGCTGATCGTCAGTATCTTCTACATGACACTTAGCACCTAAAGCCTCAAATACTCTCTTATGCTTCATTAAATCATTGTCAAGGAACTCAAGATAGAATCCATTAGGCTCTTCGCTATTTACACAATCCTTCAGGAAGAAGAATAAATGTCTATGACCAATTCCATCCTGCTCGTCAAAATAGTTTGGACTGTAACTAATTACTGATACAGGAACAAACTGATTGGTATTTACACCCCAAATCTCACGACTTGAGATAGATGAACTTCCAGACAGCTTTTCCTTAATTGAGAAGTTGCCATTCTCGTCAAGTGTAACTTCTGCCACCTGAACATTACCAGAAACAGGATTATTATATTCAAACGCAAAAATCTCACCATTGAACTCAATTTCTGCCTTAAATCCTTTACTTCCTCTTGCTGCATACTGATTTACAAAGAACTTATAAACACCTGGCTTCATATAAGACATATCTGCCCATGTAATATTTTCCACAGAAGGTTTTCCTGCCATCTGCGTCATAGGGCGTGTAATATCAATATCTAACTGACCTCCACATCTTGAAGTTTCTGGTTTTCTACAATTACCAAAATAAATCTCGTTTCCATCAGGTTCTTTGCAATGCGCATCAAGGTCACTGTTGTCATTTTGTCCCTCATTCCACATGATTGAAAATCTGAGTACACCGTCAACATTACCGCCAGCAGCTTTTACATTCTGCTTCATATCAGAGTCAGTAATGTTTCCTGAATAAGCCCAAGATAATCCATTATTCCATTTGAACATTGTCTTAGCATCTGGATTAACAGGTGCAATCATAGAAACAAAGTTCTTCTCATGTTTATTCTCTACAAAAGCTTCAATCTCCTTTGCAGTTGGAAGTACCTTATCAATGAAATCCTGTGCTGAAATCTCTTCAACCTTAGAAAATTTCTTAGGACTTACAGCGACATCCTTTTCCATCTGACCAAAAATATCATCTGCACCAACCATTCTTCTTGCAGCACTCTTATTTGAAAACAGTACATTATTTACAGTAATATCATTCAGATTAGCAAATCTTCTCTGTAATGAATCCATATATCCAAGTTCTGTAATGGTCTTCTTTGCATCCTCAAGCATCTTCTTTGTAAAAATAGCCTTTGGTCTTTTGTAATTGCTCGGTGCTGTAATCTGCTCATACTTCTTAACTGCTGTGTCAAGATCCATATCCTCACTTACATTAATAAGAAGTGTTCCAATGGAATGATTTCTAATTCTACCGATAGCCATACCTGCTGTTACAGACTTTTCCCAAGCATATAAATCCTTTTCAGTATCAGAAATCAGCTTATCATATTCCTTCTTATACTTCTTGAACTCTGTAAGTACGCCTTTCCACTCTTCGCCCTTGTAAAGTGTATTTGAATTGATAAGTTCAAGAATTGTATCAAGTGCATCCATAGTAATTTCATCGAGAGAACGCTTAAATACATTTCTTGTATCTCTGAACTGTCCTTTAACTTCCTCGTTAGAACGACTACTTCTATTTACGAACTTGCTTGGAAGCTCTAAGAAGAAATGATCCCACTGATGAGACTTTCCATTGATTTCCTCAAAGTTAAAATCTGTACCAATCTTAGGGAACTTAGTTGTATAAATATCTGTAACTGTATGAGCTTTTACAAAAGCATCAAGTGCATCACATACTGGTTGATATGTTGTATCACCAAGATTCAGTTCCCAAATCGTATGAATCTGGTTATCCTTGATAGTGACAGCAGAACCAATATTCTTAATAAACTGTCTACAACAACTACAATCATGTTCTCTACGCTCTCTGAAAATCTCATTTGTACCAGCAGGGAAGCTATCAAGATATGTATTCCATAATTCATCCTTATCTACATTTACCTCAAATAAATGTGTTGCCTCTTTCTGCATTTCATCGAAGTGCTTCTGTAAAGCCTTTTTAAACATCATAAATCCATCCATGTTTTGTACCTCTTCTTTCATATATTTATTTTTGTTAATTGTTTCTACTGTTATATTCTCCATTTTATTTATTCTTATCTTCAATAAACTCATATCCCACTAATCTAACTGACACAAGCATAGCCATAAAATCAGAAGCACTTTCTACTTCAATATTACAATTCATACCAATCTCATCAAACATCGTAACTTCATAATATCCATCACAATCTCTAAAAATATCATTAAATGGATTTGTCTCGTCTGATTCCTCATCAAGAACTTCTTCTACCATATCTTCTAAATCACCAATAAAATCATACATTGGAATATTTACAGAAGTAAATGGAACAACAATTCTTCTTATAGCACCATCACAAGCAAATAAAAGTTCATATTCACATTTAAAACTTCCGTTCATACAGTATGAATGATCAACATGGTCTTCGATTATTGTTGGCTTAAATTTGCTACTTTCCAATATGTTATACATAACATAATAGTCTACAACCTTCTTTTCTGTGTAGTTTTTTCTGTTAAATACAGTCCTATGTTTTTCATAAAGATTACATTTCTTTTTATACTCATCAAAATAACGAGTATTTCCTGCCTCTTGATCCTTTTTAAAAAATGATTCAAACTTGTCATTGGTCTTGTCATATCTACCAATACGTTCTCCATATGTGTCTGGGAAAATATTACCTCGTACTTTTAATTCCATTTTATTAGGTAATAAATCCAATCCTTTTTCTTCTAAATTTTCTACTGAAATAGCTGTAATATTCATATTTTCTCCTTTCTTAATTTCACATGAAACGAAGTTTTCTTGTTAAAATAATTCTTTTTTTGAGAATCCAACTAATGATACAATTTTATCAATAATATCTTCATCACTTGCATTTGTGTCTAATTCAAATAAATCGAGTGTAACACTGTCATCTTTCATATCCTTGTATAATTTATTTGCTTCAATTCTTGCATCTTGAAGAGAATATTTTCCCTCATTAAATTCCAGTTCTCCATTATTCATTTCTAAAATATCATTACAAAACAATCTCCAATGTTCTACAGAAGGATTGTATGCAACACATTTATCATTTTCTCGATTTCTAATTCTAAAACATAAATCGTATCCATCTTCTTTTGCAATATCTTTCATCCATAAATCTATCTGTTCAGGACTGAATTCAAAGGATAACTGAGCACAAAAATTATGTTTCATAAGTACATTAATTAAATCACTTAATTCTTTTTCATTTCTAACATGTACAACAAAATCCAAACCGATATTGTTTTTATTTTCTAAAATTTTATTAATTGCTGCTTTCATATTTTTTCTCCTTTCATTTTCCAAAGAAATCGAACTTTCTTGTTATAAAAACATTTTAATTTCCGCTTGATATAGCGAATCATATCCTTGCATTAATTTCCAAACACAGAAATTATGATCATTGCATTTATCTACAAACAACACGCAACTCTCATTTATATCTTCTATACAATAATTCTCTTTGATATAATCAATATCAATACCATTTTCTAATTTACAGTAATAGATATTGAATTTTTCTCTATGAATATAATCTCCAATCATCGTTGTTAATAATAAACAAAGCATAGCTGGCAGTTGTAAAAGAAAAAGCAGCACTAATGCTTCTTCTGTATCTGTTATAAAGAATTGTCTTATTGCACATATCTCTAATAAGATAATCATAATCACAAATAAAATTCCAAAAAACAGATACCACTTATTAGCTGACCACACCTCTTTTGTTTTAATTTTTGTTTTGTCCATTTATTTTCACCTCACAATCCAAAGAAAGAGAAATTTCTTATCTATTATTCTCCTAAATATTTCTTATCTAATCCTGCACACAACATAATATTTTCAATCTGCTCTTTAGAATAATCATACTGTCCAGGATATTCATGTTTCGCTACTTCGTATGCCAATGATTCGATTACTTCCATTAGTTCCGATCTACAATCATCAACTTTATTCATTTAAAATAACCTCACTTCACTTGAAACAAAACTTTTATTTGATTTCACATTATTATTCTCCGTTATATTCTGTCATCTTCGCTACTCTCTCATCACTAAACACAACTTCAAATTCATGACAAAAACTATCTAATACAACTTTTGTGTCAATTAACTGCCATTTTATTGACACAATATTTTGCAGTGGATATACAATATCATATTCATCTTCCAAATATCCATCTGATTTAACAGAAATCATTATGAATTGAGGAACTGTACACGACAGACCATCCGAATCAAACCATCTATATCTTTTCCCTTGATGTTTTACACCATCAGTAGTTATGAATATAGGCTGATATTTTTCTAAATGTATTACTTTCGGTTTCTTAAGTTCTTTTTCTTTATTCTTATTAAAAAACATTTCTTTACCTCCAAATCATAACCAAAGAAAACCACATTTCTTGTTTTATCTCCCGTACATAATATACTCATCGCCAAGTTCTAAATTTACTTTATAATTACCGTTGTTATAAACTTGAACTCTCATATTGTAAAATTTAGAATCCTGTTCACGAGAATTTGGATCATAAGGATATGTAAAACCTGCTCTTGTCAAATGTCTTAATACTCTTCTTTCTGTTGTAGCACGACTACATCTTTCTTCGAATGCAAACTGTCCATTATCAAGATTAATAAGAGTACAATAGCTACTTGTGCTATCATTTCCGTATTTATTTTTGTTGTCTCTAAATGAAACCACCAAACAAACACCAACTACTTTATCATTTTCTTTCTGAATAACAATTGAGCCATTTGTTAATTTAATATTTCTGTCAAGATCTACACACTCACAGACACCTTTAATGCTAATATTATTCATTTTTATATCTCCTTTTTTGCTTATATAGAACAGAAACCATACTCACAAAGAATATGAGAATTACCAAATTGGGTTATGTATTTAATAGAATAATCATGATGCTTTCTGATTTCTGTTATTAACATATTTTTATATAGCTATTTTCTTCACAAAATTATCAAAACTGTTCTTCATATATGTAAAGTTTGTTTTCTGTGAAGGACTAAAATTTGTCTGTTTCTTATATTTCTGAATCCAATTTTCAAATTCCTCATCCTGTTCTCTTAAACAAGCATAAGCCATAATAGCAATTACAGCATTTTCACACTGTTGATATACAGGCTCGTCCACTCTTACACAATCCTCAACCATATCTCTGTAAAACTCAATGTCCTCTTCTGTAGCTTCAGGATTTGCATTTTCCTGAACAAAAGAAAGAGTTGTTTCTTCTGGATTATCTTGCTCATTTTCTTCCGTATTGTTATTCTCTACTTCCGTACTACTTGTTTCTGTTATATCAATATGTAAAAATTCATTCATCAATTTTACAAGTAAATCAATTTTACCTGTAATAGTTGCCTTTTTCTTTGTCTGCTGATCCTTAAAATCTGCCATTGAAACACCATCAATTTCTTTATTTTTCAGTTCTGTATTATATGTATTTAAAAATTCAACAAATAATGAGTCATCTAAATTATATGTTGTAAATTTATCAAATACAGTAATCCACATCGGCATCGTGGTTGGTGTAAATAAAGCTTCTGATAGTTTTTCATTATTATCACCTAACGCTAACTCTAATCTATTAAGATGCGAATTAAGTTTTAAGAACTGCTGCTCATTTGCATTCTCATCTACATACTTATAAATTGCATCAAGATTTGCCTTCCAAGAGTCACGGAAGAATAACAGCATAACTGCTTCTGCAACGACTCTTTCAAGTTTCCCTTTGATTTTATTAGCATCTGTGAACTTTCCACAATTTTTAAAGAATGTATTTTTCTGCGAAATTCTTTTAATGTAATTTGCTGTTTCTGCTGAAACATTAAGAAATCCACCTTGCTCTTTGTTCATACTTGCATGATTATTGTAGTCACGGATGTGATCAGCAATCTGCTCATCTGTACAATCAAAGAATTTTGTAACATTTACATTAAAATTATTAAAACGCTTCTTCAATTCATCAGGTAAGTCTTTATAATATTTCCCAACAACATCACATACTTTCATCTCATATTCAGGAAGACCATCTTCATCAAGAATACGATTTCCATTTTCATCCAATGCATAATCTCTATACTGAATCAAATGTCTTTCTGCACCTGCTAAACCAATTTTAATACGATTCTCTTTGAATGCTTCTGCATAAGACAAACGTTGTAATCCATCAATTAAATGTGAAATAGTCAATCCTTTTTTCTTCTGTTCACAAAGAATAATTTCAGGAATTGGGAGGTTGCTAAGTAGACGACAGAAATATCTATTTGCTTCTTCTTTTGTCCACTGAAACGGTTCACGCTGCAAGATATAATTACAGTTCATATCTCCATTTTTCTTATCCTGTATTAATGAATACATACTATACTTGTCAGTTCTGTAGTTTTCAGATTCGCTAATTTCAATAATTCTATCTTCCATGTTCTCGACCTCCGTGTTATATCCATCATTTTTATTTTTTGTGAATAAAGAAATATTTTTATTCATTTTTATACTGTTCATGATTTTTGAATATTCTCTGTCTGAAATATCCAACTTACATTTAATCTGATCAGAATTAAGCCCGTCCATTTTTAACTCTAATAACGTTCTTTGCTTCTTACTAAGAGAACCTAAAAACATATTTACTTTATCCTCAGAATCAAAATTAAATTCGCTTTCCTTTTCAACATCAAAACCTGACGCAATTTTTTCTTTTAATTCAATTCCTTCATCATCAAGGCACGATGTATCAAAAGAGATGTCTGGAATAATTGTTGGATTCTCTTCTTCATCAAAAAGAATTTTTCCATTCTGATCTTTTGCAAGATTTCTTCTTTTTGACCTCTGATAGTTATCTCGATACCAAGTTGCGACTGACCTACCGATATTTCCTGTAAGAAATGTTTTAAATTTCGCACCTTTTGAACTATCAAAAGAAACAACACTTTCTAAAAGTTTGTCTTCAGCTTCTCCGTATAAAAAGTCATAGTCGCTATATGGTAGATTCAAGCCTTTCGCACATTTATTAACTATTCTCTTTACTTTTTTCATATCATCTTCGCAATATTCAGTAAGGAGAGAAAGTTGCCAGTCTTTTAAATCTGCCAGTTTTTCTTTCAATTCCATGTCTTTCTCATTCATTTTCATCAACCACCTTGCCTATTTTATATGTATTTATTCTCTTTATTCTTCCAGAATTTTTAATGTTTTATCGAAATATTCCGTTCTTCCCTTATATGGCATGTGTTTTGCTTTGCTTAGTTCTAACTTTATTTTTTCCAATGTATATTGATATGTATTTGCATCTTTCATAACCTGTATGTAATTCATACACTGCTTAATTTGCTTATGCTTGTCCCTAATATCATCCAACATATATCCTACTTTTGACATCTTATGAGCCTGTGGTCTTTTCCCAAGATGTTTCTCTTTATACACCTGTAAAGCATGTTCTATATCTGATTCAGCACTATCCACTCTACTCAACTCAGACACAAGTAAATTCATAATCGTATCGAGTTGCGTTAAATTCCATCCTGCAAGACCAAGAATAGAATTCGTTTCATTTAGAATCTGATCAATAATTTCATAATCGAAATCAGATTCGTCTAAATAACATCCACCACTTCCCTTGTAATATGGAGAATCTTCCATTTCTTCACCAGTAGATTCTTCAACAATGTGATATGATTTTACCCATGAATACTTTTTACCGCCTCTCTGGAAAAGACCTTTTGCCTGTTTATAAGTAAACTTTTTTGCTTTTAATGGTGATGTTGTCGAAAGCAACTCGCCTTGTTTAAAAGGATTTTCCATTACATAGTTCTTACCATCTGTTACGATGTACATTTCAATCACGCTCCTCTTTATTTTTTTAATGGATCATATAGGACTCGAACCTATGACCGACCGGTTATGAGCCGGTTGCTCTACCAACTGAGCTAATGATCCATAACCAATGTCAAGACTGACGGTTTTGACATTGGATACATCCGTAAGTGGACAAAGCTTTACAAGAATTAATGTGACCTGTAATCCACAACTAGCCGACCGCTAGGCTTGCCAACAATATTTAAATCAAGAAACGAACTGTTGGCTATGTAACTCTTTAGTGAGTTATTCTCCATAAGAACTTACGCAGCTTACAGTCTGCGCTTACAGAATTATCTGTGTTCTAAGAATTTTGGGTGCAAAATTCTTATAGCAGGGCATATTGGATTCGAACCAATGAATGCAGGAATCAAAATCCTGTGCCTTACCGCTTGGCGAATGCCCTATAATTTATTCTCCATATTAAATTGTAAAAAATTGGATTTTTAAAGCAGAAATACTCGAACTACTTGACTTTCTAAGAAAATCTATGTATTATAATTTAACGTAGAACTTTTGTTCTGCCTTACGATAGCTTATGCTGTTGTATGTATTGGTTGGATAGAGTTGAGCATTTGGTGTTCCAGCACCGCTTAACTCTATCTTTTTTTTGTTTTACAAGAACAATATTAGAACGTATGTTTGTTTTTGTCAACTGTTTTTTCGAACGTGTGTTTGCTTTTTGTTCTGTAAATATATTTATCACATTTTCAGTCCGATAAAATGGACATTTATTCTCTAAGCTTAAGTGGAAAATTTATATTGTGTATCATTAACTCCTGAATTCCTTCTAAACACAATCTTCCGAAAATTTCATTGTCTTGATAGTCAACTGTAGACGCACTATTTATCATATTTTTCCCTTCGTCAACACTAATCTGTCTTGGTTTTGTATGAATAAATGTAAGTCCATTAAATGAATCTATCCAAATTTTTCCGGGAGCTTCATCAATAATTTTTTTTGCCATTTCTTTACTTACATACATTACACAGTTACCTCCTCTAGCCTATATTCTGTTCCAAAAAATAAAGAATTGAAACAAACTTTATCAATTAATTTTTTTTCTTTTTCGTCTGTAACAGTTCCTAATTTATTAATTACTTCTTCTTTTGAAATAGTAATTAACTGTTCACCAAGTAGCATTGAATATTCTGTCAATCCATTTTTATCATCTGCATTAATACAACCGTGAACTGGCATATTCAATTTCTTTATTTTTGAAGTCAAAGGCATCACTGTGATTATCGTAGCGTGTTTTGTTCCAATCGGATTCGACACGATAACATATGGACGTTCTTTTGTTTGGACTGATCCACCTTCATATTTTACGTTTGCCTTAATTATATCGTATCTTTGTAAATCCATATGTATCCTCCTCTCTTCTATTTATGTAATGGATTACCTTTGATACTATGCATTATATACCTGCAAATGATATATGTCAAGATATATTATTGTAAAATATAATATTTTATGATAATCTATTTATAAAAATATATAGGAGGTAAAATATGTTACAGCTAGACATAAAATCCATTCTTATAAATAAAAATAAAACACAATATTGGCTTGCAAAAGAAACTGGCATAGCGCCTAACGCAATAAATAAAATATATAATTGCGAGACAACTAATATACGATTTGATACTCTTGAAAAGATTTGCATTGCGTTAGAATGTTCTCCAAATGAACTTTTCAAGTCGTCAAATATCAGAATGCAATCACTTATCCAAAATAATTAAATAAATATTTCACTTAAGCTAACCATAGAAATTGGTATTTCCAATGGTTGATATTGTGGATTTTTAATTAATCCAAATTCATTTCTATTAGCTATTTTAATGGTATAATTGGGTTCAACGATCTCGTTGCTGAACCCAATTATTATGCCTACGCCGTAATTCTTTTCGTATTTTTGCAGCGTCTCTATCATTTCTCTTGTGCTTATTACTTTCATTACATATTCTCCAAAACTGTTTTCATTCCCACAGCTCCATTGGCATAATTATTAACTGTTGTATTTACACTACTATGCCCCAACTGCTGCTGAACAAATGCAAGATTTCCATTTCTGTTCATTATACTAGCATAATAATGTCGCATCATATGTGGAGTAATACCATTTCCATAATTTTCAAATATCTGTTTAATATTTCTTTCTGTTGCACGAGTTCCGTTTTTATTAATAAATACAGCTTCCGTATCTACAATATTATCTAAGGTGCTTCTGTATTCTAGCCATTCTCTTAATGCTTTCAGAGCAGATCCAGTAAGATACACAGGTCTTTTTTCAGTTTCTCTTTGATATCCTTTTGGTAAAACCATAATATGTGACATATCATCAAGATCAATATATCCAGTAAGATATACCGTTCTATTTTGCATTTCTCGGTACACACCTTTACCAAGAATAGTAATATATGGCATTTCTTCGTCCAAATGTAAATCAGATAAATCCAAGCCAGCAAGTTCAGATTCTCTTATTCCAGTTCCTCTTAACACACGAAAGATAGCAATATTCCTATTTCTTACTGGAATATCCTTTTTCCACATTATTTTTTCTTCCATATCATTAAGCTGTTTTTCTGTTGGAAGTTTTTTAGTTAAATTGTTCCCAGATGGAATTCCTTTATATGTTACATCTTTAAAGAATCCATCTTTAATTTCAGTTCCCTTCACTCTGCTCATATAATCCCAAAAACTGCTTATAATATGTTTCCTAGTTTCTAATGTTGTAGGTGACATTCCATTCTGTTCTTTAGTCTTTAAATATAATGTAATGTCTTCTGCCATAATATCAGTAAAATCCGATGGCTCAATATCTGAAATTCTCTCCTTATTAATAATTTTTTCTTCAATAAACCAATTGAGTAAATCTACAATAACTCCAAGATAATTCAACGCACCTGCCTTACTCTCTATTTTAACAGTGAAATATTTTCTCATATATATAGGAAGATTCAACTCATCCAACTTCCTATTAAGCTTTTCAGCATTTTTGTTTTGTACTTCTATCTTATAACACATATTCATCAACCTCACTTTCCTACATACATATTCTCTGTTTGCCATTCGGGTAGCAGTTCATTATTTTCATCATAATATTTGGGTTTAATTTTCTTTGCGTATTCCATACGCTCGTCAAAATCATCGCACCACCTAACTTCAAGATTTTTAGTTCTCATTTGTAACTTTGTACATAGACAACACAAATTTTTTACATGGTCTTTTTCTCTCATATTCGGTCTACGCATTTTATCACCAACTTGATTTTTACTAAGACATCTTAAACAGATAAATTCACTTGATCTGTTTGTATTGTCATGTCGTTTACACATATTTATCACCTCATTTTTTTGCAACAAAAAAGAAGCAGTTGATTTCTGCTTCTATTGCTTATTTCTATATTTGATTTGCTTTCAACAAGAAAGCAATTTTTCCTTTCCTTATAATTTATTCATCAGTTTAAGTGGCAAATAACATATCCGTTACTATAAATATCATCAATGATATATGAACTGAAAGGTGCGTATCGAAATGTATGTCCTGGCATATATGGGGAATAATGACTATCCATATCTATGCCATATACCGACATTCCTTTTACTGGTGGTTCGAGAAACCATAACACAGTAGATGCAGTAGTTCCGTTTTTTCCATTACATTCATATAACATATGCATCTTTGGTTCAGTATCCTTATTTGGATATATACATAGTCGTCTCAACTTTTTCATATCAAATCTCCCTTTTAAATCTAATTTAAATGCAGTTCATCGTCTTCCCATTCTGAAGAAATCGTCATTTCTTAACAATAATTATCCAATGTTGATATGTATTCACTTGCAACAATATGCTCGTCTTTTATTTGTGGAGCTGAATCAATAGACTCGCCATTAAAATTAACTAGGGCTATTGTGTCACTTTCAATGCAAATAATTTTCGCCTCAGAATTATATACCTGAATTCTTTTTAAAATCGTTTCAATTTTGTCAAAACATTTTTGCATATCACGAATGTCTTTCTCTTTAATGCCATTAGTCATTTTATATCACCTCTTCCAATCTTCCAAGTAAATCATTCTTTCTTATGATTATAA